GTTCACGATGGTTCGCGGACTGTGAATTGCAACAATTATCCGTGGAACGTGAACACGAACATTGGCGTGTGGTGCGTCTGTGACTATTTTGAAAACTGTCAGATTGGTGGAGCTATGGCTTGCCAACAAGGATTATTTGATAATCATTTATTGAATAGTCAGACGGCTATCCCGTCCCGTGCAAACCGGGCGAACTTAAAACAGCGAAGCCAAATAGTAGCGAAAGCGAAGGAAGTGTGGCGTAAGCATTATTTATGAAGAGAATAACAGGTCTTATGAAAAACATCTGTACCATGAAGAACGCATTAAACGCATACCAAAAAGCGAGGCGGTGCAAAAGGTACAGACCGGAGGTTTTGGAGTTTGAAGCAAACAGAGAGGAATATCTCGGCAAAGCCATTCGGGAATTGGAAAGTTTGACATATACTCCTGGAAAGTACAAGGTATTCAAAGTTTGGGAACCCAAAGAGCGTATAATCATGGCTTTGCCATTTTACGATAGGGTTATCCAACATATGATTGTCAATTACATAGAGCCGATATTTGAGCATCAGTTCATCTACCATTCCTATGCTTGCAGAAAAGGGAAAGGTGCTCACAGAGCCAGCAAGCAGTTGACAAGGTGGTTATATAATCTGGAAGTTGTGCAAGGTAAATCAGTCTATGTACTGAAAGCCGACATACACCATTACTTCCAGAGCATAGACCACAAGGTTCTGAAAAGAGAAATTAGAACCTACATTAAAGACAAGGACTTACTCGTAATCCTTGACCGGATAATAGACCATAATGGGATATTCCCGGACGGTGTCGGCATACCGGTTGGAAATCTTACGAGCCAACTATTTGCCAACGTGTATTTACACCGATTGGATATGTTCGTAAAACATACACTTCATGCAGAACACTACATGAGATATATGGATGATTTTGTGATTATATCAGAGGATCTTGAACAGTTGAAACGGTGGGAGAAACAGATAGAAATATTCCTTGCGGATGTTCTTAAATTACAATTAAATCCAAAAACAACCATTGTTTATGCAAAGAACGGAGTGGATTTTGTTGGATATAGGCATTGGAACTCTACGAAGAAAATCAGAAAGGATGCTATGCGTAGACTGAAACGCCTTATGAAGAATTTCAAAGATGGAACTATCACGGAAGAATTTTTCGACAAATCGTTTACAAGTAGAATTGGTTCGATAAAACACGCCGACACCTACAATCTGGTGCAGAAGATCACCTGTGAAGCAAAGGAGTTAAAGGAAAGTCATGCGTGATGGAAGTTATGTCATTGTAGATAGGCTGTGTGAGGCAACCACACAACTGCTTGAAATAATTAAAAAGCAGGAAGAAATCATTGAGCAGTGCAGAATATCGGATGAACTGCATAAGGAACTCGATGATATGAAAAACGACGTGGATCAGAAGATGGATTTAATTGAGTATGATTTGAGATCATACAGACGGGAGCGTGAAGAATGATAGATTTTATCGTGAAATATTGGATCGAGTTTCTTTTTGGATTGATAATCAGCGGAATGGGCGTGATGGCGAAGCTGATGTACAATCAGCACTTAAAAAACAAAGCCATTGACAAGGGCGTAGAAGCTCTTTTAAGAAATGGTATCGTTCAGACATACAATAAGTGGTCTGAGAGGGGTTACTGCCCCATATACGCACGAGAGAACGCCACAAGGATGTATGAACCTTATCACATACTTGGCGGAAATGATGTTGCGACAGACTTAATCGAAGATCTGAAAGGACTACCGACAGAACCACAAAAGAAGAAAGAGGGTGTAGAAGATGATACTTAAAATTCTTATAGGTTTCGCTCTCGGTTACATTGCAGCTTGCGTGACATTTTACATCCTGCAGAAAAGAGAACGTAGGCGGAGAAAAGAGAAGAAAAAGAAAGTAAGCCTGAACACCTATGCAAAGGTAGCCACTACTGCGGTATTGGCTCATGGGATGATCCTTACATCGTGTTCCTATGTTCTCTCATGGATAGGCATGGACCCGGTGGTGGATGTATCAAGCACAATCGTCAAAGAAATCGTAGCTCCATTGGTGGTTTACCTTGGAACAAATACGATTATGAACATCTTTGAAAAGAACAAACTCAGTTTTTCAGTACCAATCAACAGCACCGTCATAAACAAAGACGGAACCACACACAAAGCCTCTGATGATGAGGCAGTAGGATAGGAGGTCATATTATGACAATGGAATTTTTAATTGTAGCACTGTTCACAGTATCATTACTCACAAACCTTACCGTTGAGGGAATCAAGAAACTTCTGGATAAGAAATCTGTTGACTATTCATCGAACGTGATGGCAGCAGTTACCGCAGTCGTTATCTCCGTGGCACTGTCCGCCGGGTATCTGATTTACACAGAAACGATGCTTAACGCAAAGATTGGCGTTGAACTCATTGCCCTTGCGTATCTTAGTTTTTTAGCTGCCACGAACGGATATGACAAAGTTATTCAGGCAATCAAGCAGATCAAACAGATTGGAAACCAGTAAGAGAATATTATTCAGAGCCATGAGCCGGATGTGAATTAACACACCCGGCTCTTTCTTTTTAAGGAGGCACGGATCATGGCATTGAAAGGTACGACAGCACAGGAGAGGGCATGGAACTTCTTTTGTGCTAAAGGATTAAGCCATTACGCCGTAAGTGGTGTCATGGCAAGCATAAGAGCCGAGAGCGGATTCAATCCTCGCAATCTGCAGAACAGTTGTGAGAAAAAGAGCGGGTATACAGATGAAACATATACCGCTGCGGTAGACAACGGCAGCTATGGGAACTTTGTCCGGGATTCCTACGGCTATGGGTACGCACAGTGGACCTATTGGAGCAGAAAACAGAATCTTCTCAATTTTGCCAAGAAGAAAAATAAGTCCATCGGAGACGAAGAGATGCAGTTAGAATTTCTGTGGGAGGAATTGACCGGATCGTACAAAGTGGTTCTTACAAAACTCAAAGCCGCAAAATCCACACAGGAAGCATCCAACATTATCCTGACCGGATATGAAAAGCCGAAAGATCAGGGGCAAAAGGTAAAGGCAACCAGGGGATCTTATGCCAAGGAATATTATAACCAGTTTGCAGTGAAAAAGGAGGAAAAGACAATGAAAGTAATTATCGGAAGTGCAAGAAGAGATGAGAACGGAAAGTATGCCGGAGGCAAGCCGGGAGATCAGGATGGCGTAGAGGTAAGCACACAGAATTATTATGTTCATACCAAAGGATGGTATATGTTCCGCTTCCTGAGTGACGAACACGCAAAGAAAGTTGCTAAAGCAATGTGGGATGCCTGCATGAACAACAATATCGGCTACTGTCAGGCACACAGATCCATTATGGCAATGCTTAAAAAGTACGGCAACATGAAAGCAATCGGAGAAAAGACAGAAACAGATTGCAGCGACCTCGTAAGAGGTTGTATCTATGAGGCAACCGGCATTGACGTGGGAGCTTTTAGCACCGCAACGGAGCCGTCAGTATTAGAAAAATCAGGCCTGTTTGCTAAAAAAGTTTCCGTTACATCTGCAACCGTCCTTAAATCAGGAGACATTCTGGTTACAAAGAGCAAAGGGCATACTGTTATCGTTGTTTCCGTAGATGGATCTGCCCCAAGCGGAAGCACATCAACATCCAAACCGGCAGTGTCGGGCAGTACAGCAAAGGTTGAGAGTGCAAGAAGTAAAGATGCAGCAATCGCCGGAAAATATAAAACAACCAGCAATCTGTACCTGAGAGTTGGAGCCGGAACTGGGAAAACTGCAATCACTTTAATGCCAGCCGGATCATCGGTACAGTGTTATGGTTACTACACAACCTACAACGGAACACGCTGGTATTATGTGGCATACGGAGACAAAACAGGATTCTGCTCATCTGCATATTTACAGAAAGCCTAAAACGATGTAAGATGGTATAAAATCGAAAAGGACTTCGTTGGTAATATGCCCGTAATATACAAATGAAAGCAAAAACCGCATAAACACTGAGACCTTGTGCTACAGCTATGATCGCTCAGGGTATTGTCTAAAAAATAAAGTAATTTAAAATTCCAGATCCTGCACATGGCTATAAACAGTCTGTGTGCAGGATCTTTTTGTTATCATGCATATGTTTTCGGAAAGGTTTTACTATGGAGATCAGTTTACTTTTGATGCAGCAGATCGCAGAGTTGTTTTTAATGATATTTATGGGCTATGTGATCGTAAAAGCAGGGCTTTTGAAGGGGGAAGACAGCAAGGTTATATCAAAGATCGTGCTGTATCTGATCATTCCCTGTGTTATCATCAATGCGTTTCAGGTGGATTATACCAGCGAGAAGGTACAGGGGCTTTTGCTGGCCTTTGCAGCCTCTGTTATGCTGCAGGTGGTATTACTTGCCATTGTGTGGATTGCAGGCCGTCTGATGGGCTTAAATGAGGTTGAAAAGGCATCTGTGTATTATTCTAATGCTGGAAATCTGATCATGCCCATTGTAACCTTTGTACTGGGACAGGAATGGGTGCTGTATGGCTGCGTGTTTATGAGTGTGCAGATCGTGTTTGTGTGGAGTCATGGAAAATGGGTCTTAAGCAGGCAGAGTAAGATCGACTGGAAAAAGATATTGTTAAATATTAATATGGTCGCTGTATTTGCAGGCGTGTTCCTGTTTTTCACAAAGATCCGCCTGCCCCAGATCTTAAACCAGACTT